GTTCTATCCGCTCGGGTCTGGAATGAATTCGTCCTGGCGTACCGCTGACGCTGCTCTTCCCCTCATCGGGCAAGAGACAGTTAGCGCTAAGCTGAAACGACTTCCTTCCGGCGTGAGCGTGGTGACGTTGTCATTGGATGGTCCCGCTCTTGAAACTGCAACCGGTGCAAACTCAAGTGGTTACACCGCGGCTCCGAAAGTAGGATACGTCAACCGTGCTAAGGTTGAGTTCATGCTTCCGGATCGCGGACTTGCCGCCCAACGCAAAGATCTTCGAGTCTTACTTGTTGATTTGCTGAACGAGCCGAACATCGTCGATTTTATCGACAACGTTTTGCCCACCACTTAATTGTGGTTTCTTCGTCCTCAAAAGGGACGCCAGGAGTTTGACAAATCAAGAAAGGAATCACATGTCACAAGTTTTGTGTATGTGCAGCGATATCCCGTACAGGGATGAACTGAGGACTCATAAGAGATTTGACTATTGGAGCAGACATGAATCGAACCACTTCCGTTTGGAAACAGCCAACCTCCTTCGTGGTGAAGGGCCCGTCATTGGGAGTCTTGGTCATTGTAATAATGATCTTTATGACTTCTTTGCCGGGATCCCCGATCTGGGATGGAGTGACGAGAACCTTGGAAATGTTGCTAACTGTTCTCAGGTAAGAGCGCTCTTCTCGAAAGATGAGGATATGCTCTCGCCGATTGATCAGGAAGCAGCAGCTTTCAGCTCGTTCATGGCAGCCGAGGTAGAGTGTGGACGCGTTAATAGGTACCTCACTAGTGAGAACTTCTCCCCTGATCGGGGAGATGTTGATGCGATTATTTTATTCGCACAGCAGAAAATTAGTTCTATACTAGGAGAGGCACCAGATTTGACGAGTCTCACACCTTCTTTCGGCCCGGGTGCAGCAGTCAACTGTAGAAAGAACACGACAGCACGATTCAAGTTGTCTACAAACCCGAGTATTTCGAACCCTGCCACCGCCATAGCTGTGAAGCTCGCGGAAACAATGTGGCTATGGTGCAACAATGCTGAAAAGATTGTTGTTTTACCAGGAGCCCTAGAGTTCGTTCCGAAAAACTTTAAGACCTTCCGCGCTATCGTCATTGAGCCGTCCCTCACCGGGGCTGCTCAAAGGTCCGTCGGCACAATCCTAAAAGGATTGTTGAAGACGGCCGGGATCAATTTATTTGATCAGACGATTAACAAGGAGCGTGCTCGTCTTGGATCCCTTAGTGGGTCCGATAACTGCACGATAGATCTTAAAATGGCCTCTGACACGATCTCTTATTCGCTGGTCATGAACCTCCTACCATTAGATTGGTATGAGTTACTGAGCCAACTTAGAAGTGATCGTGTTACCTATAAAGGAAAGACCTTCATGCTGAATAAGTTCTCCAGCATGGGAAACGGGTTCACCTTTGAGCTCGAGAGCTTGATATTTTACGCTCTCGGGTTCGGCATCGCCACACACTTTGGAATCCCCTTCGACCTAACGGTCTACGGTGACGATATGGTGTGTAACGAGCTTCTAGCTCGGAAGATTCTAGAGATTTTTCCGAAATTTGGCTTCACGGTTAACACCGAGAAAAGCTTTATTTCGGGTTATTTTAGAGAATCTTGCGGTGGAGACTTCTTTCGGGGAGTTGACGTTCGTCCTTTCTACTTGAAGGGACGTGTGACCAATCATAAAGTGATCTGTTTCTACAATCACTTGATGAGGAAGCCACATCAGGATCCTGACCGCAAGGTCAGGAACTTTCTGCTTTCTTTTATTCCAGAAAACCAAAGGAACTTCGGTCCCGATGGATTCGGCGACGGTCACTTAGTGACCGAAACTGATATTAAGGAATATGGCGACCCTTACGGGCGGAAGAAGGGATGGTCAGGCTATGTATTCGACACTTACGTCGAGGAACCCATAAGGATCCTCGAAGAAGTTGTCGGAGACAGAATCTTACCAGCCTATCAAGCATCGTTGATCGGAGAGAAGCTTTACCAGGAGCGCACCACAAGTGTTGCTTTCTCGGAGAAGGTTTCTTCACGACTACGATCTCACTACCTGAAGTCCTTTCTCAGGCAGTGCGCATTCGAGATCTCTGACCCGATCGACCACTATGTGGTTCGAAAAAGGAAGGAGACTCGGGTACGTGGCAGAAAGATCCGCG